ATGGGATTAAAGTAGTAGTAACAAACGAAAAAGGAAAATATGTTGCTTATGTAGATGGAGATCCGCTTGATGCATATCGCACTGAACGAGAAGCATTTAAAGCTGGAGAAACATTTATTAAACAATATAGGGATATGAAATGAGATTAATAGCGGAATATACAGAAGACCATCTAGAGGTACTTACTGAAGCTCGTAAAGACGGGTCTAAAAAGTACTCTATTGAAGGCGTGTTTATGTCCGCTGAACAGAAGAACAGAAATGGTCGCATTTACCCACGTGCTGTAATGGAAAGCGCTGTTAACAAATACGTTACTGAGCAAGTACAAAAAGGACGTGCGGTTGGTGAGTTAAATCATCCTGAAGGACCAACTGTTAATCTGGATAAGGTTTCACACAAGATTGATAACCTCGAATGGTCGGGGAACAATGTTGTGGGAAAAGCCACAGTATTGGAGACTCCTATGGGTAAGATCGTACAAGGTCTACTCGAGGGCGGTGTTCAACTGGGCGTTTCGACTCGTGGTATGGGAAGCTTACAGCGAACTAATGACGCAATGGTCGTTAAAGACGACTTTCTACTCAATGCAGTAGATATTGTTCAGGATCCCTCCGCACCTAGCGCTTTCGTAAATGGGGTAATGGAAGGTGTTGAGTGGGTATGGAACAACGGCATTATTGAGCGAAGAGCAATTGAAGAAATGGAGACTGAAATTAAAAAGGCTCCGCGGGCAAATCTGTACGAAACAGAGGTTCGTGAGTTTAAGAATTTCCTCTCGTTACTCAAATCTAAATTTTAAAAGGAGTCATCTATGACTGATGAAAATCAAGTAGAAGATCAGGATGTAGAACTCCATGACGAAGAGAACGAAGTCGTGGAAGGAACTCATGATCCTAAAAACGCTGAAGCTCAGTCAGTTGCATCTGTAGATTCTGCAGGTGACAAAGGACCTAAAGCTAAGGCACGTAAAGGTGATAAAGGATCTTCTGATCCTATGGTAAAAGCTCCTGCCGATCCAATGCCTAAAACAAAAGCAGGCATGATTAACGCTGCATACATGAAAATGTCAAAAATGAAAAAAGAAGATTTGGCTGGCATGTATGGCAAAATGTTTGCAGAAGGCGTTGAGGATTCTGAAGAAGTAATGGAAACAACAACAGCAGCTGATTTCCAGTACGAAGCAGATTTCTCTGATGATCTTAACGCATTGATTGCTGATGAAGCAACTCTAAGCGAAGAGTTCAAGGATAAAGCAGGTGTGATTTTTGAAGCAGCTATCAAATCGAAGCTAGCAGAAGAAATCGATCGCCTTGAAGAAAAATACAACGAAGAGCTTGCTGAAGAGATTGAATCTACTAAAGCAGATCTTGTAGATCAAGTAGACAACTATTTGAACTATGTTGTAGAAGGCTGGATGGAAGACAACAAAGTTGCAATCCAATCAGGTCTACGTACAGAGATCGCAGAAAAATTCATGAATAGCTTGAAAGATCTATTCACTGAATCTTACATCGAAGTACCAGAGTCTAAAGTCGACCTAGTTGACGAACTAGCCGAAACAGTTGAAGAACTTGAAGAGAAGCTTAACAGTGCAACTGGCAAGCAGATCGAAATGGTTGAAGAACTAGAAACACTAAAGCGCGAAAAAGTTGTTCGTGAAGCTTCACGTGATTTAGCCGAAACTCAAGTTGAAAAGCTGAAAGGCCTAGTAGAAGATATTGATTTCGAAAACGAAGAAACATTTGCAGCGAAAGTTGCAACTGTTAAAGAATCATATTTCAAAAAATCAGTAACCGAGTCTGCAGACTTAGATCCAACTGATGTTGATGACGGAGCAGAAGTAACTGCAACAGATTCAATGGCAAAATATCTATCTGCACTAAGACAAACAAATAGGGAGTAATCCATTATGCAAGTAGCATACGACAAACTCGTCGAAAAGTGGAGCCCAGTTCTTAATGAAGAATCTGCCGGCTCGATTAAAGACGCTCACAGAAAAGCTGTAACAGCAGCAATTCTTGAGAACCAAGAAAAAGCTCTTATGGAAGAGGGCATGATTGCAGAAGCAGCGCCAACAAACAATACTGGTGCGGCTGCTAACTGGAATCCAATCCTAATCGCACTTGTACGTCGCGCAATGCCAAACCTAATGGCATATGACGTATGTGGTGTTCAGCCAATGACAGGACCAACAGGTCTTATCTTTGCAATGCGTTCACGTTACAAGACAGCTGCTAACGGTCAGTCTGTAGATGATGAAGCATTGTTCGACGAAGCAAACACAGGTTACTCAGGTGACTCAAGCTTCACACAGCCAACAGACGGTTCAGGTCTTGGTACCTCAACTGATGGTGACGGCGACAGCACAATTGCTGACTCCGTAACTACTGCTCTTGCAGGTTCAGCAATGCCATTGGCAGATGCTGAAGCACTTGGTTCAACAGGTGGTTCTGCGTTCAACGAAATGGGTTTCACCATTGAAAAAGCAACTGTGACTGCGAAGTCACGTGCGTTGAAAGCGGAATACAGCTTAGAACTAGCACAAGACTTGAAAGCAATTCATGGTCTTGATGCTGAAACTGAGTTGGCGAACATTTTGTCAACTGAGATCATGGCTGAAATTAACCGCGAAGTAATTCGTACAATTAACTCACAAGCGAAGCTTGGTGCTCTTACAACTAACACAGCTGTCAACGGTATCTTCAACGTACAAACAGATGCAGACGGTCGTTGGTCAGTAGAGAAGTTCAAAGGCTTAATCATGCAGATCGAGCGTGAATCAAACGTAATCGCAAAAGAAACACGTAGAGGTAAAGGTAACTTTATCATCTGCTCAAGCGACGTTGCTTCTTCTTTGAGCGCAGCAGGTATGTTGGACTACACACCAGCTCTAAGCACTAACTTGAACGTTGACGACACAGGCAACACATTTGCTGGTGTACTAAACGGTCGTACTCGCGTATACATCGACCCATATGCAACTAATGACTATGTAACTGTTGGTTACAAAGGCACTAACCCATATGACGCTGGTGTATTCTACTGCCCATATGTACCACTAACTATGGTACGTGCAGTTGGAGAAGACACATTCCAGCCAAAAATTGGTTTCAAAACACGCTACGGCATGGTATCAAACCCATTCGTAGATGTTGGAAATATGTCTGGCCGCGATGGTCTTGCAACAGCAAAAACCAACCAATACTACAGAATCTTCAGAGTGGACGACATTCTAGGTTCTTAATAAAAAGTTCTATCTCAACTCAGAGGCGCTTCGGCGCCTCTTTTTTTATGTAAACTGTTATAAATAGAATCATGGCAGAACTAACATCAAATATTAACTACTTACAGCCCACGTCGTTTAAGATAACGATTGATAGAAAAAACTTCCCAAATTTGGAGTTTTTCTGTCAGGACTTTACTCATCCTGGTATGATAATGAATGCTGTTGAAGTACCATTTAGAAAACTGCAATCAATTCCATTTGTGGGTGATAAACTTACATTTAATGAATTACTTGCAAATATTATTGTAGATGAAAATATGGATGCATATAATGAGATGTACAATTGGATGAGAACTAATCTTGATAATAATGAAAATTCAAGATTAGAAGATGCAGGTGTAAGACCACCAACTGTATCAGATATTGTGTTATCGATATTGTCAAGTCATAATAATGTGACAAAACAAATTAAATATATAGATTGTATGCCAGTTGCATTAACAGATGTACAATTTCAATCTACTGCAAGTGGTACTGAGTTCGTTACTTTTGGAGCATCGTTTAGATTTAGTTATTTTGAATTATTATAAGGTATATTATGGATTTGGAGAAAATTCTCGCTGAATGGCGAAGTGAAAATGCTATTGATGAATATCATTTAGATGAAACCTCAAGAGATACACCAATTTTACATGGTAAATATCTCGAATATCTTTCCACAGCAAAACTAATGTTAAAGAGAGCAGAGTTTAAACAAAAAACTTTGTTAAAACAAAAGTGGTTGTATTATAATGGAAAGATGACAGAAGAAGAAATAAAAGAAACTGGATGGGCATTAGATCCTTTTGATGGTATGAAAATTTTAAAAGGTGAAATGGAATATTATTATGATGCAGATCCTGAAATACAAAAATCAGAAGAAAAAATTCTGTATTATAAGACAATGATTGAGACATTACAAGAGATTATAAATAATCTTAATTGGCGTCATCAGACTATAAGTAATATGATTAAATGGAAACAGTTCGAGTCAGGAAATTAACTCACGCTAATTTACATGTAGAATGTAATAGTGGTATCGCAGCTGAATTAAGAGAATATTTCTCATTCTATGTGCCTGGTTATAAATTTATGCCAGCATTTAAAAATAGAATGTGGGATGGTAAGATTCGTTTATTTGATTCTAATACTGGAGAATTGCCTGCTGGTTTATTTTTCCACTTGCAAGAATTTTGTAAACAACGTGCTTATATGCTTGGTAGTGAAACCACTAAATATGGTGGTCCTATCGATACAGTACATATTAATCCTAAACTTATTATGGAGTGGATTGAAAGTTTAGGTTTACCATTTAAAGTACGAGATTATCAATTCGATGCTTTATGTCATGCTCTACATAACAAAAGAAATATACTTGTATCTCCTACTGGTTCTGGTAAATCTTTAATTATATATTTGCTTGCTAAATTTTGGTTACAAATGTTAACTGATGGTGTAGCATATCCAAAAGCTGGAAGAGTTTTAATTATTGTACCTACTACTTCTTTGGTTGAACAAATGTATAATGATCTTATTGAATATGGTCAGGGACCTAAAGGTATGCATCGTATATATAGTGGTAAGGACAAAAAATTTGATGCTGCGATTTGTATATCTACATGGCAATCAATTTATAAATTGCCAAAAGCATGGTTCGATCAATTTGGAATGGTAATTGGTGATG